GTTTGCTTGACTTTCAAGAAGAAAGATGGTACAATAAGGGAAATGCGATGCACTCTTAAAGAATCAGAGCTACCCGTACAGGAAGAAAAGACAACAACTGTTGTTCGTAAAGAGAATTTGGATTCTCTTCCTGTATTTGATCTTGACAAGAAAGAGTGGCGAGCATTTAGGTTTGATTCAGTTCAAAAGATCGAGTTTACAATCGGAGTTTAAAGGATAAAAATGGCTACCCAAAGACAACATAGAATCGCTTCAGAATTTGCATCCGAACCAAGTGTCGCTAAACTGATTCCTGGTAATGATAATTATACTACAGAGCTTATTCGGTTGAATAATTGGTATAGCTATGAAAAGACTCGTAAGGATGCCTACAAGTATCATATCGACTATTCCAAAAAGTTTCGAAATACAGATCTAAAATATCTTAGTTTGGTCGACGAACGAGATGTTGATACTACTCTTTGCTGGATGTCGCGTATTAAAATGCGCGATATCATGTTTTCTGATGCACATGAAGAAACATTGAACAAATACTATGATAATCTTGTTCAAAAAGGTAAAGATATCTTCGAACAAAAAAATAAACAAACTAAAGTAGCTGCTGTTACAGCAGCTCCTACTAAGACCATCCAAGAATCACTGCAAGAAAAGATTTCAGATTTCCTTGGCGATTTGGAAGGTCACATTGATGACTTTATTGCTGCAGGTTGTAAAACTGATTTTTCGTTGTATAATCATTTGAAGTTTCAACATCTTGCACCTCAATATGCAACTGCAGCTAAAGAGTTGATGGGTAAAAAATTGGAAGAGCTAAATGACATTCCAAATAATAAACAATTGCAAGAAGGTTATGCGTATTTAGGTAAACGTGGTCTAAATGCTTATATCAAATTACTCACAGGATTTGTTGAAGATTCTGATAAATACTTAGTATTTAAGAAAGCAAATCGTAAGCCAAGGGTTGTTAAAGAAAAACCCGCAGGTGTACAAGTTAAGTCTATTAAATATAAGACAAACGATACAGAATTGGGTATTAAATCGGAAGTTCCTAGTAGCATGATTGGTGCAGAACAAGTTTGGTTGTTCAATACTAAGAACAGAAAACTTTCGGTTTATGTTTCGGAATCAACTAAAGGATTGCAGGCAAAAGGAACTGCATTGCAATCATGGTCCCCCGAAAAATCTAAACAAAAGACTCTTCGTAAACCGGCAGACCAAATTAAAGAAATGCTGGCATGCGGTAAGGTTAAATTAAGAACCTTCATGGATACAATTAAATCTAAAGAGCAAGCAGTTAATGGTCGTTTGAATGAAGATACGATTATTTTAAAGGTGGTTAAGTAATGGCTTTACAATTAAGTTGGTGTCAATTAGTTAGGATTATTTTATCCCAAGTTGGAGGTAATCCTCTTCAACAAGTTTATTCTCAGTTGAATCAAGGCCTGCCTGCAATTATGCCGAAATCTGGTATACTACCTGCAGGCTTATCTGATATTAAAAATATGGTGGATACTTTCACTAATGTTATTCATCAAGCACAGGCAGCAGCAAATGATTTTAGTGATACTATTAATAGAGTAGCTGGGCAGTTTTATGAAAATCCTATGGGTACAGCTTGCCAAGGTACACTTGATGCAATTGATGCAAGAATTTTAGTATTAGATGGTTATCTCGCCCAGGAACATTTACCGCAAATTGATCGTGATAGATATACTGCAGAAAAAGCTAAACTTGTTTCCACCAGAGCCAGCGTGGTTACATTTAAATCTAATACTGATAGATTATCTGGAGTAAGTTCTCCGAATTCTGCAAGTCAGTCTGAATGTTCTTTGCAAGACTTATTGGGGAATGGTTGTACTGCAAATGGAGATGTTCCGGATGTTAATATTAAAAATTTAATAGATTCGCTAAAGCAAGGAGATCTAATTAATGCCATTAAGAATAAGATAACTAATGCTACGGGTTTAGATGATCTTACTGTTGCAGTAAATGATTTCCAAACGTCTATAGAGCGATTTAATACTAGCTTTACTACTCAATTAAATAAAGCTGCACTTACACAAGCAATATCCGGCCAATTGACTTCAATTGTATTTAATCTTTTATCTGGATGCGGCAATCAAGTCTTAGATTTGACAGTTAAAAAGAGTGTTAAAGATACCATTGCCCCTTATGTTGCCCTAATGGAACAACAAAAAATGGGTGTAGGCATTTTAAGTGAAGCTGGTACTATAACTAAACCTACCGATACGCAGGTAACGCCTACCACTGTGCCTAGACCCACTGTTATTATTTCAACAACAAACGCGAGCATTTTATGATTATTGTGGATTTTAACCAAACTGCTATTTCTAATCTTATGGCAGAAATTGGTAGTCGAAAAGATATTGAGGTACAACCCGATTTACTTCGACATATGATTTTAAATTCTATTCGAGGATATAAACAAAAATTCGGAAAAGAATACGGTGAGCTTGTTATTGCTTGCGACAATCGAGAATACTGGCGTAAACAAAAATTCCCATTATATAAGGCCGGTAGGAAAAAGGCGCGCGAAGAATCTGGTCTCGATTGGAAATCTATCTTTGAAACTCTAAACAGTATTCGTGAAGATATTGCTGCTTATTTTCCTTATAAAGTTTTAGATATTCCGGGTGCAGAAGCAGATGATGTAATTGCTGTTATGGCAAAGTGGTCTCAGACTAATGATACGTCGAATTTACTTTTTGACGAAGCTAAACCATTCTTGATTATTTCTGGAGATCACGACTTTATCCAGTTACACAAATATAGTAACGTAAAACAATTTTCTCCTGTTCAAAAGAAATTTGTAAAAGCAGAGATGACTCCTGCAATGTACATCTTTGATCATACGCTTCGTGGGGATAAAGGCGACGGTATTCCTAACGTGTTATCTGCGGATGATAGTATTGTCACTAATACAAGACAAAAACCTATCGCATCTAAAAAGGTTGAAGAGTGGTTCAAGAATGCTGAAAGCATGCCAAAAGATGCAGAGTTTCAGAAAAATTATGAACGTAATAAGTCTCTCATTGATTTCGATTATATACCAAAAGAAATTTCTGAAGCAATCATAAATACGTATGAGGCATTGCCCAATAAGGATAAAAGTAAATTATTGAATTACTTTATTGAGCACAAGATGAAAAATATGTTAGAAATTATAGAGGAATTTTAAAATGAGAACTACTATCCCACAAATTCTTGAAGCGGTAGAATTAGCTACTACTAAAGAAAAGAAAATTAAAACATTACAGGCATATGATCACCCTGTATTAAGAAGCATCCTTCAAATGAATTTTAATCCTGATATTAAAGTTTATTTGCCTGAAGGTGCGCCCCCATATAAATGTGATAAAGAAATTCCAATCGGATATTCTGATACTAATCTATTTGCAGAATTTAGACGTTTCTACATTTGGTTAGATCAAGGTAGTAAGATTAACGCACTTCGTAAGGAACAACTGTTTATTCAGTTTTTAGAAGGTATCCATTGGACAGAAGCAGAAGTAATTATTTTATCTAAAGATAAAAAGCTACAAACAAAATTCAAATCCATAAAAGAAGATCTCGTAAGAGAAGTTTGGCCAGATCTTCTTCCTGCAAAAAAAGTGGTTAAGGAAATCAAACCAAAAAAAGCAGAGGCTTCTTTAGGCGATTCCTCGCAAAGTTTAACAGAAGCAGACAGCCAGTCGCCGACAACGTAATTATACCTTGGTCTGTGAGCGAGGATTACTTGGATGATGATGTCGTAGAACCCAGAATATTTAATCATAGTCGTTATCGAGCATTTGACAAGTATTGATTTTTATTATATAATATAGTATGTAAATATTGAGGATTATTATGACCATGCATATTGTTGCCCCATGGGTAACTTCTGTAAGTAAAAAATCAAAAAAGCAAAAGTGGAGATCTGCGGATAAGAAAAAACAGTCCGCAATTCTTGATAAAGAGTGGCAGGACTTACTAAATAAGTATCCCCCACTTAATGTTTCTGCGTCTTCGAAAATTTTTAAATCTGAAGTGCAAAATATTAGGCAAGTTCCTCACATTCCTAGCAAACCCGATTCTGTACTTGGACCTATTTCTTCAAAACAAATTCCAAAATATACAGGTACAAAAATTATCGGTATTGGTACAATGCACAAATCCAACGCTGTACCGATCTTTAGTGACGAGGAAGCAAAAGAAATTTCTAATATGAGGAGAGGTTAATGAAAGTTGTTTTAGTTACAGGTGGGTTTGATCCTATTCATTCTGGTCATATTAAGTATCTTAAAACTGCAAAATCTATGGGTGATACTTTAATTGTTGGTGTAAACTCTGACGAGTGGTTAACGAGGAAAAAGGGTCGACCATTCTTGCCCGCACATGAACGAATCAATATTATACAAAATTTGGGCATGGTGAATCATGTTATTGAATTTGATGATAAAGATGGGTCTGCAAGAAAAGCAATTGGTATGGTTAGAGCAATGTGCCCATACGATACTATTATTTTTGCAAAT